CAGTATCCGCCGAGCCTTCGCGTGCGGGCCGCAGAGGACAGGACCGCGCTCCGATTGTTTCCAGTGATCGTAATGGTAGGCGCGTCCAAAGACCAGTCTCCGAACTTCCTTAGTGTTCGTAGCTTCATCTTGCGCTTTATCGGCGTTTCATCCATCGGATATTCGTGCATTTCCAGTGCATGAGATACGCCAAGAGGAGTCATCATGCTGCCCTCCGTTCTTCCTGCTCGGCCGTAAGATTCCACAACGGCGCGTAATTGCATCTGCAATTGTATGAGTGATACTCAGGATCCGCAAGTAGCTCATGGATGGTGTAGATTCTATGATTGCGCTCCCGATGCGAGTCACGGACACGCGCATCGTTCGAAGTCAACCACTCCACGTAAGACGCATCTGCTTGCTGGTAACTGGCAACACAAACAGACCTGTTGAACTTGCTGAATTGATCCCGCGCGAAAAACCGCGCCCGCCCGTCCGCCGTCTCTCTCACCTTCTGGACAAGATCGGTGATGTCCATTTCCTTTGACTCGCCCTCGGCCCACAACGTCAGCCGCGCAAGGAAGGTCCGCTTGAGATCGTCCTCCTCCCCTTGCATCCGCTTCACCGCGTCGTCAAGGTACAGCTCCCGAATGTAGCGTATCCGCTGGCCGAACACTTCCTGAGACGGCAGGGACATCAACCGATCTTTCAGCGTAGGCGATCCATGTTCTACCAGGTCCGATATGATTCGCCGCGTCTCTGACACGAGTTGCGCGTTCAGTCTCACGCGAAGTCTCTCCGCGTCTATCCCGCGCTCTCCGACTAATTCCTGCAATCGGTGGAGCACGGCATACGGCCCTTGCATAGCATGTAGCCCTAAGTCTTTGAATAGTTCCTTGTACTCAGCGGCCAGCGTGCGGGACATCAAGTCCTCTCGTCTGAGAGATGGTTGGGGAACTCTACGACTTCTAAAGAGCTCTCGCCCTTTCATCGTTTCATTCCCCTACCATTCCCCGCTCTCGTGCCTTGGTTTTCTCGGTCCGTCCGGCTCGCTTGCCTTTCATGGGTTTCTCCGTGATATTGGCTTTCAATTCTTGCTATCGCTCCCTATGTACCGCATGACCTGCTCGCCAATCTTCCCCGCGTTCAGTATCGAGGCCAGTCCTGGTGGAGCCTGCCCGATCAACTTCTCCACCAGCCCGCCCGTCTGTAGAACGCTCTGGTAGTCGGGCGCGCTCATGCTCTCAGGTATCGAAGTCAAGCGGTCCATCACGTCCTTCGGCAGCTCGATATCCTCGAAGAACTTCAAAGTTATCTTAAGCGCCACGTCCACAGGAATATCGGACGATACAAGTTTCTGCATCATGTCCGCAAACTTCCCGCCGCTCTCTGCCTTCTCCTCATTGCTCTGCACGCTCGGCGGATTGAATGACAGCGCAAGGCTGTTCAGCTTCTTCGCGCCAAGTGGTGTAGCAAAATACTCAGGACCGAAACACGAATATGCCAGCATTCGGCAGAAGTTCCGATACTGCGGCCGCACCGTGATACCTATCTTGATCACGCTCTCGGCCTGCTTCAACAGCACGTCCGCCTCGTTTGAATCCGCGAGCCCCTTCGGCTGATCCGCGAATATCACGGACATCGGTATCCCGCTTCTCGCTCCAATGTCCACCATCACCAGCTTCACCAGTGCATCGACGTTCTCGAAATGTCGCTCAACAACCTTCACCTCTCCCGCGCTTGAAATCGTCACGGGATGCACCATGCTCCACGCCTTCATCACCTCATCGTTGTGCTCAAACAGCCACTTGGCCGCTTCCATGCCGTTCTGAGCCATGAGTCCGTCAATCGGTATCTGGTGAAACAGGAGAGACATTTGCTGGAAGATGATGGTCAGAGCTGCCATCATGATCTGGTAGGACAGCACGGAAGGAATGTAGCCCTCGAAGTCACTCACTCCCCATCCGATCTGCGGGAGCATACCCCAGTACGGCAGCATCTTCGGCCGAACAATCGCGCTACGCTCCGTCGCTACCTTCACCCCGCCTATCGGTATGTAGTAGTGGCTTGGCGTCAGGTAATCACGCGCGGTCACATTCCAGTTCGGAACAATTACGCAATTCCAGCGGTCAGTGGTGACGAAGTAGTCTATACAGTCCTTGGTGATCCATCCGCCCTTGAGGAGATCGGACATGGATAGCTCAAGGGTATGGACGGTATCCTGCTTTAATCTCGGATATGCGACAGCCCCGCCGTAGATCAATCCATCCCGCAGAGAATCGGCTATCGCTACTCCGAATTGCCTCTGCTCCCCGTAGTCGTGCATTTCCTTGAACTCATCGGGTGTCCATCCTTCCCCCTCGAAAGTGTAGCCGTTCAGTAACGGACCTTTCGCCTTCTTGTCGATAATGATCGCGGGAATCCCCCCGCTTGCGTAGTACGCTGTTGCCTCCTGCGGGCTCATGCTCACGGGAATGTATGCGTAGTTCCGCGTCCCTGGATCGTCACGACTCCCTATTCCCGACGCGGGATTCCAGAATCCGTCATGGACGTGTTTTGTGAAGTCTCCGAGCGTCTGAAATGAATCGCCAACTTCGGCACGCTTCTCAAGCGTGGTCGCGTACATTATTTCTTTGATTTCGTTTATGTCGTCCATCGAATGGACGGCTTCTGTTTCCTCAGCGTCAGCTACTACCTTCTCCGGGTGTGGTCTCGCCCTGTTGATCACCTTGTACACTTTCTGAATCCACGGCTCCCTCGCCTTCTGTTCCAGCGTCAGAAAATCCGACGATGTTTCCATGTTCCCCTCCCGCGATAAGAGCCTGCATCCGTGCTACCTCTTCGGGTGTCGGCATCGGATACATCGGGCGCAACTCCGTCAGGATCTTGTCCGTGATCGAAGTGTACTCTTCCTTGAGTCCGTGGCGTACTATAACAGATTCCGCCGCAAGTACAAATACCTCAAGGTTCAGAATCTTCGTCACGGCAAGGTCCGCGCGCGCCTGTATCTGAATCTCGGTCATGTCCGTGATGTTCTTACGAGCTTTGAATCCCGACTGAGGGCAGGCCATGATACAAAGCATATCCCGCCGTAGCGCGTCCTGGTGATTCTTGACCGTGGCCAGCGGCAAGCCTTCGGGCTTCGGCAACACCAGCTCCCGCCACGCCCGCTTGAACCATGACGGCTGTTTCAATTGCAATTTCTGGAAAACTTCTGCCGATGCCTTCTGGACCTCCGCAATCTTCTTTGCGATCAATTCCTGTACTTCGGGCGGCAGGTTCTTCACCTCTACCTTCTTCTCTTCCATGGTCTCTCCTTTACATCTTGCGATCCGTGATAGTTCTACGCCCCGCGCGGCTGCTTGTCCATAGGTCAATATACTCTTGGTCCCTACTCACGATACGCCAGATCACGTACTCAAGGCTGTCGCATCTATGGTCAGGCGCGGTCGGCCCCTTTCCCTTCTCAGGATCGCCCTTGTCGTTGAATTGTCTCAGCTTGAGCGCCATGGACAGCGGGCCACAATTCGGCCAGAGGTACAACAGGCTCGCCTCGAACAGGTGATTGACAAAGAAGATGCGGTCAACGACGGATGGATTGATCTCCCCCATGCGAATCTGGATATCGTACATGCGGAACTCTTTGGCGATTCCCGCTACGATCTCAGGAGCGCTCGCATCGGGGTACCACTCAATCACGTTATTCGGGAAGTCCGTCCGTATCATCTTCGCAGCGTGGCCCAGTTCGGGGAATTGCCAGAGCTTGCACACGTGTATCTTGCCTTCCCTTTTCACAGTAGCCGTCCCACACGAATAGCCGAAATTGAAGTCCTGCCCCACACGGATCAAGTCATTCGACTCGATAGTAAACGGGAAGATCGGAAGTCTATTCTTGCTCTCATCGTAACCATAGTATACGCGGCCTGTCGTCAGGTTGCGGAATTGACCCTCAAGGAACACTTCCTGCTCTACCTTGTTGTATATGCGCTTCATACGGGCCAGCCACGCCTTGTCAGTGGTCTTGTTGTCCTCACTCTTGGCGTGAATGATCCAGTAGGGCTCGCCGCGTTCCTTGATCTCTTCGATGATCTGGTACGTCCCGCGATACCCTTGCGCCGTCGTCAGGAAGGCTGAATACGCTCCCCGCGCGGGGAGAGTCTTTGTAGCTGGTAGTGGCGTGCGCGTGCGCTCCTGAATCGCTATGAACGACGCTTGCGCCTTCTCTTGCGTGAGCTCATCAAGCTCATCCCCTAAGAAAATCGAGAAGTTGTATCCGTAGATCAATTGCGGCTGATCGGTGGACAGAATGACAAACTCCACAGTCCCTATCGTCAGGATATGCTCGCTTCCCGAATACTCGTAGTCGATCCCTGCCTGTTGGCACAGAGCGAATACCTGATACAAGAGCGTTTTCTGTGCAAAGGTGATCGTAGTGCAGCCTATCCCGACTCGGATGAAATGCCCTTCATAGTCAGCCGCAATAGTCAGGATCATCAACGCGATGGTGAATGACTTCCCCGCGTTGTACCCCGCAATCATGAAGAAAAACTCTATTCCAGTGTGAATATAGGGCGCGTCGAGTATCGCCCCCTGATGTTCATACGTTTCTATCGTGATCGGATCTATTGGCAAGTGTTTTCTCCCTTTAATTCTATTGCAATGGAACTCTCTATATTCGACGTACATACCTATTCTCCTATTCCGAGATTTTTACGATGAACCCAACAGCGATCAGAGATTCCTTCCCTATCTTTGACCTCTTCTCTTAAAATGTGTTTCATTTCGGGTTCTGCGGCTCGGTAGGCTCTGTGCGCTCGGTCTTGACCTCTATGTTCGGGTTTTCGCCCTCTTTCAGTGTCCGCACTATGTTGATGTTCACTTTGCCCGTTCCCGATCCTATATTCTTGATCGCTTGGACTGGTAGTCCGTCTACCCTGTTCTCTATGGCATCCATGGCCCGTTGACCCCATTGGATTCCACCTTCCAGAGCGAAATACCATCGCCTGAACGCTATGCGCTCCCTGCCCGTGAGATACCGCTTGACCCCACCAGGGAACTCCACCTCTTGCGCCATGAGAGCTCCAACAGCTTCATACGCTTCTTTGTAGTTTTTGGAACCGAGACGCGTGATCTTGTGCCCTTTCTCAAAGGGTTTCCC